TCGATACCACCGAGTTTCCATGTCATCTCGTTTGCATCATCTGCAAGGCCTGCATCCCATTTGATATTGCCGTTTAAGCCACCACCGCGCCAATTTTCGAGTTTGCGGGTTAGCTTCGGTAACGTGACTTCACCAGTTTGGCCAAGATATGAATTACCTTCGTTATATAAGTTTGAGAGTTTTAATTTACTTGGTAGAGCCATGATCTAGTCCTTATCCTGCTGTTACACGTGACGCAAAGTCGACCAGGTAACGGTCTGTAATTCGTTGGCGTAATACTAGGTTTTCAAGTGGTGGAACTGGTGTGTAGTCATAGTCGATGTAAAACTTGCCTGACTTAATGACTTCTTTTGTATTAATGGCAGGATCTAACCAACATTCACCGCCCAGCAAATAATTGCTTTGAGTCATTTCACGCATTTTTGCATTAATGCCTTCGACAATATCTCGGGCGAGACCTGGTGTAAGTGCTAAATCAGCAGCCCACATATGCCCTTCGGCCATAGTATCGGCAAGGATTTGTGCAGTTCGCGTATAGTTTTCAAATGCGAATAAAGGATCCTCAGAACAAGTTCGTGAACCCCAAAAGCGGAAACCATCGCGCTGGATTAGAGTGGTGATGTCATTCTGGTTGA